AATTATTTGGTATGGATGACCAGAATGGTGCACTAACAGTACAAAACTTCAAACCAGCAATCCGTATGAAAAAAGTATGGGATGCTATATTTGATTTTGCAGGATACACATATACAGGTTCGTTTATGAATGAACCATTTTTAGATGATGTTTATTTAGTTTGTAATAACTCATTAAAATATCCTGAATTCGCAGGTGTTGATTTAGAAACTTATGGTAAAATAAAGATAGGTGCAGTATCAGGTAGTGGTATGACTGATAAGGTCTTAACTGCTGGAACGTTTACTACATTACCTTGGTATAACGAATTTTCAGACCCACAAAACTTTTATAACAATGGTGCATACGAAGTTAAAGAAAGAACAAACTTATCAGGTAAGTTAAACATAAACATAAATGTAAGTTGTTCAGTAAATAATATGCCTGGTACTTTATCAGCAAATGGAACTTGGCAAATCAGAATGATAGAAACAGGTAGCTCTACACCTTATTCAACTAGAGCAATACAATCTTATATATTTTTCTTTGACCAATTGCAACAAAGTAGAGGTGCTAATGCAATCAATACAACTTATGAATTAGCAACTGAATTTAAACTTGATGATATACCAGTAGGTAATTATTATTTTCAAATAAAACAAAGTCCTAATTCAGCAGTAGATGCTGCACCAATAGTAACATTAGACCCACAAGGAACAACTAAATCATTTTTAGAAATAACAGAAGTAAAGCAAGCAGCTGATGGTAGGATAATGGATATAGCGGCTAATATGCCATTTGGTACTAATGGAATTAAAATGATTGATTTCCTTAAAGGTGTACAAAAGAAATTTCAATTAGTAATATATCCATCTAAAACTAGACAAAATGAATTTATAGTAGAAACTTTTAATAATTGGTATCAATCAGGAGAAATTAAAAACTTCAACAACTATATTAATTTAAATGAAAAGATAGAAGTAATTCCAGCTAACAACTTAGCAGTAAACGAATTAAACTTTGGAGATACATTAGACCAAGATTATATTTCACAACAATTTAGTAAAGCTGCAAATAGAGAATACGCAAAACAATATTATGTAGATAATAATAATTTCTTTTCACAGGGTAAGTTTGAGGTTAAAACAACATTAGCAAGCTCACCTTTAATTAGAATTGCAGGAACAGGTTTATCAGGTTCTATTAGTGGAATTAATACACCAGTAACTCAATATAGTGCAGGGAATTACCACTTTACATCACTAAATTATCAAGGTGCAGCATGTGGTAGTCCTACTGAAATTGATATGTACACTGCTGATGGTATGATATCGCCGGGACAAATTGCATACTATGACCAATATGGTGCAGTAGCAATTAAAGGATACAAATATTTTACCTATGGTGGTGGTAATGAAGTATATGATATAAATTCAACAACAGGTGAGATAGGATACGGAACAGGATTTTTCTGCTAAAATAAAATTATATGTCACAAATTATACCAATATACATACCAACTTACATTTCAGACCAAAACTATAATCCTGCTAGAGTACTACCAAGATTATTATTTTATAATGGAATGATTGATTCACAAACGTGGTGGATTGAAAGTGGCTCATCTGCAGTAGGTGGAGTTACTTACGAACAAAACGCATTTCCATATTTTGATAACTACAATGTTGTATCGGGTTCTTTTCCAACAACTGATTCAGATTCATTATTATTTTTTAATGAGCAAGCAGTTTATGGAGAAACACCAACCGAATCTTTGTATTCAACATATTGGGAAAATTATGTAGATTTATTATACAATCCAAGAACTAGATTAATAAATGCAGCTGCTATTATTCCATTAGCAGATTATTTTAAAATGGAATTAAATGATGTTGTTTCCTGGCGTGGAAATTATTATCATTTACGTTCAATCGCAGATTTTAATTTAAAGAATGGAGAATGTCAAATACAATTACTTGGCCCTATATTACCGGATGCGTTGCCGTTTGCTAACCCTGTTGTACCAACAACCACAACAACAACATCTACTTCAACTACTTCAACAAGTACCACAACCAGTACTACTACAACTTCTACTACAACTTCAACAACCACTACAACAGCTGGTAATGCTACTTTAGCATGGAGTTTTAGTGAAACAGGTGGAGCAGTTGGTACAATGGATTTATATGTTAATGGTTCAATTGTTGAAACTAGAACAAATACATCAAATGGAACATACACAGTTTATGTTGGTGATATAATTAGGGTTGAATTAAATCAGAATCAATGTACAGGTGGTGATACATACGCAAATGTATTTACATCAGGTATATTAGTTGATGCTGATTGTGTTAATAATGGAATTGCATCATTAGTTACAGCAAATTATACTGTAGTGAGTGGTGATATTGGTAATACACTTTCATTAGATACTTTTGCATCTTGTGATGCAGGATGTTTATAAAAATAAAATGTTATGGATACACGATTTATATGTGCTCAACCAGCTAACTCATATTATACTTGGCAAGTAGAAGTACTAATTAATAACTTTATTAAGCATGGAATTAATCCTAATCAGATTGATATTCTATGTGCAATAAATAATGGAAATGTACCTGATGATTGGAGAAAACTTCAATCTCATTACAATACAGTTCGTTTCTTTTTTTATGAGGATACTAGAGAAGATTACTCTTATATTCCATCAATCTATTTTAACCTAATGAAAAATCATTTAAAAGCATATCCTGCTTTAAAAGATGAATGGCTATTTTTACATGATAGTGATATTGTATTTACTCGTCCACCTGAATTAGATTGGGTTAGAAATAATAATACATGGTATATGAGCGATACAAATTCGTACATCAACTATGATTACATACAACAAAAAGGTAATCATGTATATGAAGATATGTGTGAGTTAATTGGTATAGATAAACTAATTCCTAAGTTGATGAATAATCATTCAGGAGGAGCTCAGTATTTGATTAAAGGAGAAGGATTTGAATTTTGGGATAAAGTAGAAAAGGATGCAATTAAAATGTATGCTTACTTTAATTCAGTAGAACATTTACATATTAAGAAAGCTGATTGGGATTATCCAATTCAAAAGTGGACTGCAGGTATGTGGAGTTTATTATGGAATACTTGGTTATTTGGATATACTACACAAGTTGATGAAAGAATGGCATTTGGTTGGAGTACTGATAATGAAAAATCAATAGAAAAATATTGGATATTACATAATGCAGGAGTAATGGATGCTAATAGTGGAATGTTTCATAAAGCATCTTATATTAATAAATTACCCTATGGCGAAGAATTGGTATTAGATGAAGGTAGAGCAAGTAAATACTATTGGGAGCAAGTAAAAGAAACAGCTAAAAAAACAATATTGTTATGAGTGTAAAAGAAAAGTTTACAGAGATTTACGAAAGAAATCTATGGTGTTCACCTGAAAGTGTAAGTGGTGGTGGAAGTGAAATGCAGAATACTAAAGTAATAAGAAGGGAATTGCCTGTATTAATACAAAAGTTTGGAATACAATCTATTTTAGATATTCCTTGCGGAGACTGGAATTGGATGAAAGATGTAGATTTGTGTGGAGCTTCTTACATAGGAGCAGATATAGTAGACCCATTAATAGGATTAAACAAAGCAAACTACACAAATACCGATTTTAGAGTATTGGATTTAATCAATGATGTATTACCAAAGGTAGACCTAATATTCACAAGAGATTGTTTAGGACACCTAAGTAATGATAATGTATCAAAGGCTATAAGAAACTGTCAGGAGAGTGGTGCAAAATACCTACTGGCTACATCCTTTACTAAATGGGATATGAACCCTGATATAGAAGATGGTGGTTGGAAATGTATAAATCTAATGATACCTCCTTTTCAGTTAAATCCAATTTATTTAATAAACGAAGATTGCCAGGAAGGATACCCTCATTATAACGATAAGTGTATGATTTTGTTCCAATTAAACCCTTAATCACAAACACAAACAAAAATGTTAAATGGATATGATAAAGAATATAATTGATTTATTGAATATAAACGAATTCTATGGAGTATCAGCAGATATTGATATTGCTAAAGGTAAATACAAATATCCAGCTACTTGGAAAGAATTAAAGCAGTTATTAAAAAGAAAATTGAAAAGTAAAAAATAGCTATGGCAGATAATTCATACGATACACAGGTCAATATAGATGTTGAAACCAATATAGAACCTTCGATTAAGTTGTTAAAAGAACTTAAAAAGCAATTAAAAGAAACTGCAGCTGGTTCTGAAGATTTCAAAAAGTTATCCAAAAGCATCAAAGATGTTGAGGATGCTTTAGAAGAAGCTAAAGCTGGTGCTAAAGGATTTGTAGACCAATTAGAAGATGCGCCAGGTGTTGTTGGACAAATAGCAGGAGCATTTAGAAAATTAGAAATTGCAACTAAATCATTCGGAACAGCATTTAAAGCAGTTGGTATTGGTTTAATCGTATCATTAGTAGCAGGTTTAGCTGCAGCATTCAGTAAATCAGAAGAAGCGGTTAAGAAGTTTGAACCATTGATGATAGGAATGGAAAAGATTCTAAATGGTTTATTAGAAGCCCTAATGCCACTAATAGATGGTTTTATAGAATTAGCAACAAATGCATTACCATATGTTAGTAAAGCATTTAGTGTAGTATATTCAGCAGTAACTGCGGTATTCCAATCATTAGGTAAATTAGGTTCATCAATTGTAAAATTATTCAAAGGAGATTTTAAAGGAGCTTGGGCTGATGCTAAAGAAAGTGTAACTGGATTTAGTACTAATTACGAATCTGCTGTGAATAGATTTGAGGCTGGTACTAAAAAGATGACCAAAACTCAAAAAGAAAATCTAAAAGAACAAAATAAGGATTTAGAAGATGCAGCTGCAAAAGCTAAACAAATTAGAGAGCAGGAACAAAAGGAACTATTAGATGGACAAAAGGAAGCATTTTTAGAATTACTTTCTGAAAGAGAACAAGAAGAATATAAAGTAAATCAACATTATGCAACTTTATTATATCTTGCAACTAAATATGGTGATGATACTATTCAATTAAAACTTGCACAACAAAATGCATTAGATGAAATTGATGCAAAGTATAAAGCTAAAGAGGATGAAAAGAAGCTTAAAGCAGATGAAGAACAAAAGAAAAAGGATGATGAGTTTGCTAAATATCAAATGGACCAATTTGAAAAGATAAAGAAATTAAATCAGGATAGAGCAGATTCAGAGTTTGCAGCAAATCAAGCAATTTCACAAAGTTGGGTAGATTTAGGAAATAGTATAGCAAATGTAGTATCAGGATTAAATAGTGTATTTGAGCAAGGTTCAACTGCACAAAAGATATTTGGTGTTGCACAAATTGCTATTAACGCAGCCGCATCAATCGGACAAATTCTATTAAATAAAGCTGCAGGTAACGCAGAATTTAATAAAACAATTGCAACAGGTGAAGCAGCTATATTATCAGCTCTACCAAAATTATTTAATCCAGTAACTGCACCATTAGGTATTGCAGAAGCAGCCGCAGGTAAAGCAGCAATTGCTGGAGCAGTAGCAGGTAAAGTTAAATTAGGTTTAAACTCTGCATTACAAATAGGAGTAGTTGGTGCAACATCTGCTGCACAAATAGCGGCTGTATTATCAGCAAAGAAAGCATCAGCATCATCAAGTGGTGGAGGTAATAGTGGAGGTGGAGCAGGAGCAAATATTGCATCACCAACGATAGCAGCTACGGCAGCACCTGTAATAGGTGGTACACAATCAGCTACACCTGGTGCACAAATTGCACAAACATTAACTGGCGCAACCGGTAAGCCGATTGAGGCGTACGTGGTTTCAGGAAAAATTACAAGTCAGCAAGCTTTAGACCGCAGAACATCAGTAGCCGCAACATTTGGGGGTTACTAATATATAAATATATATAATGATTTAATGGACATTAATTGTTAAAAGAATATGATAAAAGAAAACGAATACGAAATTTATGAATTAGTGCTAAGAGATGATGAAGATTCTGTATTTGCACTAAGTTTAGTTTCTACACCAGCTATTATGCAAGATTTTATTTTCTTTAATGCTGAAGGTAAGCAAGTGATTAAATTTGCTACAGCTAACGAAGATAAGCATTTAATAGTTGGCCCAATTCTTATACCTGACATTAAGATATTAAGATTGAAAGAAGATGGTGTAACTCCGTACTATGTGACATTTACTAAAGATACTGTTGAGAAGATTGCACAAAAATACATTAAAGATAACAATGCAAATAACATTACGTTAGAGCATATGGAATCAGTAAACAATGTATCATTAGTTGAGTCGTGGATAGTTGAATCATCAGTATATGATAAATCAAAAGCGTATGGTTTGACAGTAAAGCCAGGCACGTGGATGGGAGTATTTAGTTTAGAGAATAATAAAGAGCTTTGGAATGATTATGTGAAAACAGGACTTGTAAAGGGGATATCTTTGGAGGGGCTTTTTACGCATGAGTTAATTAAAGCATCTAAAGTTCAATTTGATATATTTGAAAAGGATATAGAAGAATTAACCAATGAAGAAGCTGTAATTGTATTATCTAAAATAAAACAAATGTTTGAATCTTATTCAGACTATAGTGAAGAAATCCGTTCAAATGCGAAAAGAGGTATTGAGTTAAATGAAAAGAATGGTAACAAATGTGCAACTCAAGTAGGTAAAGTGAGAGCACAACAATTAGCAAATGGCGAACCAATATCAATAGATACAATTAAAAGAATGTATTCATATCTTAGTAGAGCTGAAGTTTATTATGATGAGACAGATACTAAAGCATGTGGTACAATATCATTTTTATTATGGGGTGGTAAATCAGCATTAAGTTGGAGTAGAAATAAACTTAAAGAATTAGGATTAGATGAATTAGAACAGCCATCAGTAGTATCTAGCTATCCTGGTGAAGCTGCATCTGGTTCAATAGCACCAGCTACATTCGCAGTAGAAGGATGTCCTGAAGCAACTCAGAATATCAAATTAAACATAGCTAATAGACAAAAAGCAATAGATGACGCAAATTACGGACCCATTAATCCAAACGAACCAAACGAAGATTATTGGAAAGCAAAAGCAGACCAATTCAAAGGAAATGTTGAAGAAGCAAAAAAAGCCCTTTGTGGTAATTGTGCATTCTTTTACAGAACTCCACAAATACTTAAGTGTATTGCAGAAGGATTAGGTGAAGAAGTAGACCCATACGAAGCAATAAATGCTGGTGAGATAGGATATTGTGAAGCATTTGATTTTAAATGTGCAGCAAGTAGAACTTGTGCGGCTTGGGTAGTAGGTGGACCTATTACAATGGCTGAGGTAGGACCTAAAGGACATCCGAAAGCAAAATAATGAATATAAATACAGTACATAAAAATATATTAAAATTTGCAATTGAACCTGTAAGTTATAATTTCTTTATTGAGAAGTTAAAGGAAAGCAGAAGTGATAATCGAATTAATTGTTGGTACACTACGGAAGAAGGTAATGATAGAAGATATACTATGTACTGGAATCCATCAGCTTATGTAGGTACTGAAGCATCACTAACAAAGGAAGATAACGATATGTACAATTTACAGGGTGATTACCCTGGTGGAGATTGGAGAACATTAGATACTCTAACTGTTAGCCGTTTCAGATATGAGAATAGAACTTATATTGTAGAATAATTAGATTTTACAAATACCTCTTTCAGCTAATTGTTTTCTAGTTGTATATTCATCAACACCAAACATTCTAGCATAACCTGATATACTATAT